GCTTTTGCATCTGCTTCTGCTTTAGCTTTTGCCTCTGCATCTTCATTATCTGCCATGTCTTTACACCCCATGTGTAGTTTTATATTTGAAATCTCAGTTTTGAGACTATCAACTTGACTTTTAACTTCCAATAAATTCAGGTCTGTTGGATCTGGATTGTTGCTCTTATCTTCTTGTTCTTTCATGTAGTCCAGACTTTTAGCCATTACAGAAGTCATACTTGCTGCAGGGTTTATTGGATTGCCTGTGAGCGCCACATTTAATAAATTTATATCATCGAGAAGTCGTATTGATTTGCCGTCACGTTCTACCATTGCAGTTCGTGTTGGTACGTATGCGATACTGAATGCATCATAGTATCCTTCTTCAACATTGCTCCAAACATCTTTAAATGTCATGACAACATTGCCTTTTTCATCGAATTTCTTCCATGTTGGATTCATTTTCCACTTAACTTTCACACCTTTGGCATCTTCTGTGACACCAGCTTCTTTCCCAAGAGGTATTCTTGATTTTGCTGCTTCAGTATCTACTCCGCCTTTGCCTCTTAGTGTTTCGTGTTCAAAATCCAGCTTTATAGCTCGCATTCCAAATTGAGAATTGACGCTCTCTCGACATCCTTTTGTGACGATATCATTCACAAGGTCCATGTCTCCTGTTGTGATATATCCTTCAACCCAGAACTCTTTGCCTTTTGCGCCATCAATTGATTTAAAATTCAGCTTATCGCTGTAGAATACGAATGGTTTTTGTAATTCCTGATTTGTCATACATATTTTTATATTAGATTTTATATTTAAATATTTTTATGGTTGAGCATTAATTAATATTTATTTAATTTGCAACATAAAATAGAAAAAAGCAAGCACAAGATTACAAACATCGGGGTGGTGCTATATAAAAAATCCCGTGCCTACTTACTCAGTGATTTTGAATATCCATGAACTTCTACAGTTTACATGAGCTGGTGGGACCATTCCATCCCATTTTCCCTGAGGATCCTTGAAAAGTTCATTAAGTTCTACTTCTTGACCATTGAGTCGTTTGCATAAATCACTCGTTCTGTCATCGATGTGTGCCGAGTATACTTTTGTTCCTGGTACTCCGCTCTTTTGATAACCGTGTAATCTACCGAAGTTTGCAGCTCTGTTTGATTCAGTACGTGCAATCATCTCTGCTCTGTTATCTCCAACATCGAATGCTTTCTTAATATCTGCCTTCACTTGCTCCATTGGACTTCCATCCATCACAGCTCGTTGCATTGTCTGTCTTAGACGTTCAGCGATATCATCATTCATGCCTTTGATATTGTCAAAAGTATAATCTGTTATAAAATTGATTGCGTTAGGATCTGGAACAATGTTAATATTAAGGTTTTTCTCTGCTTCATCCCATCCTTCCATGTAATTGTTCTTTATGATCTCTGCAGTTATTTGCTTAAGCATTCCAATTCCTAAAATGCTTTTTATCTTATCTATTAGGTCTCCGAATGCTTTTGAATCTGATTTAATTTGATTTAGAACACTTGGTTGCATTTCCTTCTGCAGTAACTCAATGATTGCTTTTTCATTCTGACTCAAGACGTACTCGATTGCCTTCTGGAGTTTTGAGTATCCTGTTGGTCTTTCGTTCTCGTTTAGAATTAATGGATTATCTGCAGGACTTGAGGACATTGCCTTTCCTTCGTGTTTTTTTATTTCTGTTGAGTGTTTAAGTATATCTTTTTCTGGCTCTATAATAGTTACATTCTTTTGCATATCCAGTACTCCTGTATATCCTTTCATAGTCAGTCCTGCTTCAAATATGCTACTCGGGAAATCATATTCTCTCCAATACTCATCATCATCAGACATAACAGTTTGGGTTAGTTTTATTGGATTATTTGTATCTAACTTACTTATTTTTTCCTTTCTTTCATCCAACCATTTTATGTCTTTATTTACTTGTTTCTCAGAGTATCCGAATCTATTCATAGCTCTTTTTTTAAAAATTTCTTTCATCCCTTCACTAAAATCACCATTTCCAGATAAAAAAGACTTTGCCGCAGTTACTTGACTCATTTCAAAACTTTCAACAGGTAATAAATTTTTAATTTGTTCTTTAGATACAGGAACTTCATATTTGTGTTCAGCACGTTTTGTGATAGAATAGTCTTTGTCAGTAGCAAGATATAATCCATTTCCATATGTTTCTCTGTCTTTTAATACATCTCCCTTCTTGCGTTCATAATTTTGAAACAAATTATCACTACTACTCCCATGATAAAATTTAAGATATCCTGTTTTTTTTGCTTGATCATATAATCTGTTCTTTAAATTTGAAACTTCAGCTGTAGAATCAAAAATATCAAATCCATTAGCAATCTTTTCATTTGGTTTAAGTACACTTTCTGTAGTTTGGGACTTGTCTATCTTTTTTTTAATCTTGTTCTCTTCATCAGAAATCTTCTCTGTTGGTTTATTTCCTTCAACGAGTGAACCTGTTTTTGGATCATTATACCAGTATTTGTAATGCCCTGCATTTCCTGTTCGCTTGACATATTTGTATTTGAGTTCTATGTCTTTTAATGCAGCGATTGATTTTTCTCCTGCTTGTGCACCATTACGCTTGTCGCCTTCTGGGTTTTGATTCTGACTTGGTTCTTTTCCTGAACCATTAGCTTGTCCATTGCCTGGTCCTTCTCCTGCTCCATATGGTCCTGAACCATCTGGTCCTTGATTGTTATTTCCATCCATTCCATTGAAGCTGATGCTGTTCGATGGTTTTGTTCCTGGTACTGGTGCTTCATCTCCACCTTCTACTGGATCAAGTCCTTCATCACGTCTTACTTCATTCACGGTCCTGAATGTCTCAAGCTGTATCTTGTAGAGTTCTGCTTTCTGCCGCTCTTCATCGACATCGAACTTCTTAAATAAAAATTCATATTTTGGCTTTTTAATCTCTTGGCCTGCTTTGCTTGTTACATTTCCCCAGTAGTTGAACTCTGAAACTATCTCTTGATTGAACCTTGCTTCGAGATTTCTAAGAACGGGATTGATTGCTTTCTTCCTGAATACTTTTGATTGTACGATTTGGTTTGCTGAACCTTGAGCATCTTCTGTGTATCCGAGCTCTGTTGCTGTAACTCCAAAAGAAGCCCACACCATCTTTGTGTACCATTTCTGCTTCTCGATTACTTGCATCTCACTCGCTGAGAATTCTATCCTTGTGAAGTTTGGTGTCTTATTGACAATTGGGACCTTGTTCATGATCTTCTTCCAATTTCCGAACTCGTCTTGTTTTCTTTGTGTCTCGAACCACTGGTCCTTGAATGCTTCTATCTCTTCTGCATCTGAATCGTCAAGTCCTATGATTCCTTTCGGGACATTGTTGTCATTGTAATATTCGAGGTCTGATTCGACCATATAAATAAGCATCTGCAGGTTCTTTTGTAAAATCTGCACCGGACTGAATCCGTAGTGATCATCTGTTCTCTTCATGCCTTCAATCCATATAAGCTCCCTTTTTCCGAATGGGATTGGCATCGGTCCTGCAATCCAACCATATTGGAAATAAGCCGACCTTTCCCTTGCATTTGCTGAGGTTATCTCAGTCCATGGATTTAAATATTCTTGAGCTACGCTGTCTGCGACTATATTGTTTGGGAGAATGATATCATCTCGAGTTGTATACATTCCGTGCACATCTGGGTTCTTCGTAAAGGATCCCCCATCTCTTGCGACAATTTCCACGAGCTCTTCTTTCATGTTAAAAACTTTGTTTAGAATTCCTGTGTTAACTTCGAGCATGTCTCTCACTGGCATCCGTATAAACACTTGCTCGAATGATTCTTTGTTGGTGTTTGGGTTCTCAAATAGATTTTTAATGTTGTTTATCTCGACTTCATCTGCCTGATCTTCCATACCTTTCATTGGAACTACGTCCCATTCGATTGCTGCAATCTCGTCTATGATTGTTTTAATGCACATCTCGACGTATGGAGTTGTTGCTAAATATCGAACATAAGTTATGTTTGTAAATCGTGGATACCCATAAGGGGGTTTATATAGAAATTTAGGAATATATGCTTTGTTGATTCCTTCCCTGGTTGTCTCTTCCAGAGCATTCACTGTTGCAACCGATTTTTTACCGGTCAGCCAATTCATTAATTTAGATGCCATAAATGTGAAGTTCCATGAAGTTATATAAAAAATAACGAGTTTGTTTCCAGCGAAGTAATATGATTAATACTTGCTTTTCTATTTAAACTTTTTTATGTTCTTCCATAATTAAACAAATCCTGCAGCTAATCCTTTTTTGTCCTTCCAAACTAAATAAACCAATGCGTCTCCCCAGTCAGGACTCTTATCTGGATCCCTTACTATTTTCTTGTTTGTGCTTGTTCGTTCCCACTTCTCTCCAATCAATTGCTTTCTTATTTTGTGATCGTCTGGAACGTCCATCATCCCGTCTCTGAATAAGTCTGCGAGTCTGAACCAGTTCTCTGCTTTCTTGTTGTGGAATATGTCACTCTTCATTGCTTTCTCTCCGTAATGACAGCCAAGCACTTTGATGTTCTTCAATCCCATCTCGGTCTTGATAACTTCTTTTAATCGTGATAATGGTCCGCTTCCGATTCCTATTCGGTCTATGTTGATTCTTCCTCTCACATCGTGTGGAATAAAACTTATTGCAACATCTACTATTTTTCCAACTACTCGCATTGGATCGCTTTTTGCTTCTGAATATATTCCTACCACTTGGAACTTGTTTTCGTATTCAACTCCCCATATGACTACTGTCTCATCGAGTCCTTGTTCTGCAGGATCACACGCCACTATGTTTGTGAACTTCTTTAATTCTTCAATCATTGGATTTATACGGGACCTGTACTCTGATTCACCCATTTGTCGCTGTTTACCTCGTATGTCTTTCATATCCTGGCGTAGTTTGATTTGCTTTTCGTGAAATCCATATTGACGTATCTCTGCTTCCGTAATCCATGCTAAGCTGAATAAACTGTCCTCACTCTGCTCTGGGAACATTGATTCATATAAAACTGTGAACTCAAGAGGGAGCAGGTCTCTTCTTTGCTGCTCTACGAACTTTCGTGTTGTTCGCCCTTCAGCAACAGCTTGCTTCCATCCTATCTGTATGACTTCCCACTCTGGGTCCAACGTGTGCTCATACGCCTTGTTATCTGTGTCCCATGGGTTATAAAGCTCTATTTCTATTGCGTTCTCTGGATTGTCCCCAAGCATTCTACTGCTCTTCGTGTATGCTGCTCGATTGATGAGACATGCTTCATCTCTGATTAAAATATCACATCCAAATCCCATTAAACGATCTGCATCTCCTTCTCCTGAGAAAACTCTGTATTCTGCTCCTGTTATGAATGTCATTCTCTTCTTGCTCGCTTCTTTTCCTAATCTATCGGCACCTGTTGCGAATAATTGTGCTTTGCCTAATAGTGACGGATCGCTGACTATGAGTTCTGATAAATATTGCCTGATGATTCCTGCTTGCTCTTCTTTTGGTCCTAAAAAGGCAATCTTTGCAGGGATTCCGAAATCGAGAAGTAGTCCTATTCCAAATGCTACACATTGGGTTTTTCCGTATCTTGTCATTGCTGATATGCTCAGCTTCTTTTTCTCCATAAATGCTATTTTTCTCACTATTTCGCATTGTCCTGGAGCGAGTTTAAATCCCCACTTGTGTTCCACTAAAATATCGACTCTTTTGTTTTCGATAGCCCAGTCGAGTAGTTCTTTGTCTGTGGGACCTGATGCTTCAGTCATTAGTATGATCCTCGTTTCCACTTATCTGTTCTTTTGTACTTCTTGCCTTTTGGATCCTTTCCATCGATGTCCGGCATCACATCCTTATTCGTCTTGCTCTTTCGTTTCATAATCATCCCCTCTTTTAAAATTTGATTCGATATAATCATACGTGTGCGAGTACATCATGTGCATCATGTGTCCAAGCGATGTTTTGTCGTTTGAGTATTTTGACACTTCTTCTTTTAATTGCAATAGTGCTGCATCCACTTCCTCTTGAGTTATTAAGTCATCAATCATTCTTAATTCGCTTTGTTTTGTTTTGATTGAACTTCTCAAGCAACTCCGGGAACTGTCTCCTTATTGAGTCTGCTATCGTGGTCACGCCTTCTATCATGTTGTTGTTCTGAATTGCTACTATTGGAGCTTCTGCAGGAAGTAGTCCGATGATTTGTTTTCTTTTGATTGTGAGGATATCTTCTTGTTGTAATAATTGGATCGCTTTATTCCTGTCGCCCGCCTTACTCGTTTCATCAAGCACTATGGTCCACAGTTTCTTCATTCGTTTTCGCTTGGCTATTTCCATCTCAGCCATTTGCTCTTCTGCAGTATCTCGCATCTCTTCGATTGCTTCATGCTTTCGGTCCCGCACATAATTGACAACACTTCGAAGTCCTATATCGAGCTTGTGTGCTATTGCTCTCTGTGAGTATCCGGTTAGAACCATGTCCATCACTTGGTCTTTTAGTTTTTCTCTTTCAGCTGCTTTCATTTTGTAGCATAAGCGCAGACCTTATTCTTGCTGCGACGCTCTCCATCACTTTTGTTGTTACTGCATTTCCCATCATCTTTTTCATTGTTGAGTCACCAGTTGAATATGTTTTCTCCTGCCTCTTGCAAGTATTTTCTGTCTTTGTGATCGTTAGGAAGATGCTCCAGTATGTCTGATAATAATTGCTCATTCACGTACAATGTTGCTTTCCTCATCATAATCCCCCTGTTGTTATTTCGATACCATCCCTTGGTCCATGGTTTTATCAACCTCTGATTTCATTTTAATTCGCTCCATTTCTTTCCATCAGATTCTCTGATTGGATCCTTTTCGGTGAAGTTTGCCCATCGTGTTATGATCACATCCACGTACTTTGCATCCAACTCCATTGTGTAGCATTTCCTTCCGCTTGTCTCACAGGCCATTAAAACACTTCCACTTCCACCACAGGGTTCGAGTATGAGCTCTCCTGGTCTGCTCGAGTTCTTTATCATTCTTTGACTTAGTGCTACTGGCTTCTGGGTGCTGTGCAGATATTGATTGCTTGGATCCTTTTTCTCTTTGATTAAATCACTGTCTCTTCTGATTTCTGCAATAATATTAATTAGTTCATCCTTCTTGAGCTCTTCTAAGTTCTCTATTGTTGCGTTCTGAATTACAGTCTTGTGTGTCCTGTCTCCAAACCATTCAGTGTTTTCTTCTTTCTTCCTGCAGTAGAGTATTGGTTCGTGTGATATATGATAATCTGCAATTCCTAATGTGTGACCTTTCTCCCAAATTAATGTTTGTTTAATCTTGAATCCTGCTGTAATTAATCCTGTTTCTATTTCTGCAAATTTCAAAGAATCATAACAAATGTATAATGCTCCATTCTTTTTGGTACATTTAAATATTCCTTCAAATATCTTGTCCTTTTCTACATCTCCTGGATCTGTCCAGCATAGGTCTGCTATCTTGTCTTTCATTAAGGTCTTGAAGTCTGCTTCTTTTGTACTGTCTCCACACATTACTCTGTGTTCTCCAAGGATATAAACTTCTCCTGGTTGACTTATTGGTTTCTCCGGGACTCTTGGAATGATATCTATACTTGCTTCTTTTTCTGCAGATAGATTTCTTGCAAGTAT